ACCCATGGAATCCATCGACAACAACATAAACATCTTTTTCTTTGTCGTAAACAGTAACAACTGGCTGTGTGTATCCGTCCTCCCAAATCGAGGTTTCAAGAAGTTGCATTTCTGGCGGCGCAACACTGTTAGGGTTGTAATCATTTGCGGTTACTTTTTTAATTGGAACAGACTTAACGGAATAGACTGGCGACTTAAATTTCCCGCCATCATCATAAGATCCATCATCGTTGTGAACTTCTTTTCCGGTTAGCGGTGGATTAAATACGCAAATCAAAACCACTTCTTCAACAGCTTCAAAGTAATGCGGATCATTGTTGTCTAGCACATAAACAACATCAGGCCTTATCTCGAATTCTTCGCCGGTAATTTTGTTTGTAAGTATTCCTTTGCCTGCAATGCAGTAGCACGACTCAAGGTGTTTCTTGTAGTGCCAAAATTGTTTCCCATTAACAGGGATGACGGTTTTTGTCATTGTGTAGCCCATGTTATCGGACTCTAGCAAAACTCTATTACTTACGAACCCTCCATTGGGGCAGCTTACTTCTCTTTCTGTTCCTGCTATATCTGCAACATTAATTACTTTCATTTTTTAGCACCTTAAATATTTTTGTATTTTTCAACGATTGCTCTTTGTCTTGCCATTTGTTCTTTTGCAGGCTGCAACCCCAAATATTTGCAAGTATGGTCATTTTTCAAAATTGTTATTGCAAATCTTTTCCACGATGTTACTGCGCTGTTGTGACCGTCAAGGCAGTCTAAATCATCTGGAGGAACTCTTATAACGACGCGAGGCAAATTATTCCCGCCGTGCGGTGTAGTTCCATTTAATTTAAACTTGACGCCTTTTTTTATCAGGTCATCAACAACTTCTTGAGGTAATCCGCGCCCTACCCTTCCCCAAAATCTCAACGACTGGATAAAGCGCTCTTTAAAATTTTGTGCAACCCCATCTGGCAAAGTATCAAGCAAAAACTTAACAAATGACTTCCATGTATGGTTTGGCGGCAGTTTGAATGAATGGTAATTCAATTGCTTTCCATAGGTTGCGATAAAGTTTGCACCTTGAACTCTTGCACAAAGCCTAGACCATATATTTGGATCAATTACACGGTAAAGATTCAAGCTTGACTTTGACTCGCTCATGAATGGAGAGGCAACACGCATTGAGTGAACCGGAACTCCAGCCATATAAAAAACATCATAGAGCTTGTTGTAATCCCACTCAAATTTTGCGTTAGCAGTCCAAATATCTTCTGTGCGCCAGTCGTATATTGGATAGCAATTGTAAGTATGGGCGGTATTCTTTTTTGTCCACATCCTGCCGTCAAGAGTTTCTTTTTTGTCGTTAAGAATCGCGCGGAATCGGTTAAGGCTTTCTACCGTTCTGATGCCGATAAGGTTGGCGCAGCTTTTTCCTTGGCTATACCACTCAGCGAACCCATCCCAAAAATCATCGTAGCTCATATCTTCTTCAAAAAAATCAAATGGGTGATTTTCTATGTTGACAATATAACTCTCTTTTGACATTGGTCTTATCCATCTTTCTTTATCGCGATTGCCCCAACACTGCCAGTCAACGGCAAATGAGCTTACCGTGCACGGTAATGTTATAGGCATGCAGCACCAATAAACATCAAGAATGTCCAGATTGTTTTTAATCATTCGATGCATGAACTGTTCAGAAAGCTCGTAATTCGCCTCGTTATCGAGAATCTGTATTCCGAGCTTTTTGTCAATCTTGTTTTTGCGCATATAGTCAATTACAAGATTAAGCATTACCCCAGAATCTTTACCGCCAGAAAATGATAAATAGACGCGCTCAAAGTTAGCGAAAATAAAATCTAATCGCTCTATCGCAGCGTCATATACATTTTTATCTTTGTAAATTCTTTTTGCCATGATGGCACCTGTTTTTGTTAGTAGTCAGATATATCAGCGGGCGGAATTTTCTCATCGCTAGGCGGCGGAATTTCTTCTGCTTGCTGCGGGTCAAACTGTTGCGCCTTCATGAACTGCTCTTTATAGAAAGTATCCATATCTGGCTTAATTTCTACCGGAACCATTGCCCAAACCTCATCAACTGCAAGCGAGCCATAATTCACTGCGGCTTTTAGTTTTACAGCCCATTCGCGTTTAGCGTTTGGTTGTTCTGGTTGTGTCGCTGGTGCTTGTGCGCGATGCTGTGGCTGATTACCAGATGCGGCAATAGGTTGTATCGTAATGCTAGACTTCTTGCCCTTAGATGTTGTAATAAGCAGCGTAGTCACATTGCGAACCGCGCTCATCCCCGCAATCTGAATGCCGCCGCACTTTTCTTTACCAAATCGAATCTCTTTGTTACGGAATAGCTCGACAGTTTCGCCAACCCATTTATCGGGATCACCGCCTAGAATTTCAGTAAGTACGCGACCCATGCCTTTTGAAGGCTTCCACGGCTTACCATTATCGCCTTGATAATTGATAATAATTTTCTGCTCGCTGCCCAAGTTGATTGTTACTTTTGAAATAACAATAACAATATTTCCAACAATAAGATCATCAGCATTTAACTGGTCGCTCTTAGGTGCAAGCGCTTGCTGTAGTGCGTGTGCGTTGTTCATGATTAACCCTCAATAATTTCCACAGTATCTTCAAACCCATATTCATAAGCCGCCCATCCTGGAGTCGGTAGCGGTATAACTTGGCTGTTCCCAACATAACCAGACCAAACTCCGCTTGATTTGCATTCCTGCAAAATATGGTAAGCATCCCAATATTCAATGCGGCCAGCTTCAAGTTGTTGCGCATCAAGCGAATATGCAACAGGCACAAATGGCGCTGATTTTGATTGCGCCAATAAAACAACACGGTCAGGATAATGGCCAAAATGCTCTTTGAATAAATCAGCCTGTAGTGCCATTTTTAGCCAGTATTTTAGCTTCAACGCAGAAGCACCAAATTTTAACGGGCTAACATCGGCGCATGATTTGTAATCCCAAATTTCGCCATTTTTGCTAATCTTTCCATCGGGAGCCATTTCGCCCGGTGGCACAATCATATCCATGCGCACTTTAAAGTCTTCACTTACGATTGAATGCTCATATTGCAATGCTGGCGAGAATGTATAACCAAATTTTTTCAATGCTGAGCGCATTTTTATGATTCTGTCATAGACATCTGGCGCGACAACTTCGATATTCTTTTGTGCGCATTCTTCAGCGTGTGAATCAATAATCCGCTGCAAAATTTGCGGATTTTCGCCAGTTGCATCAATCAGCGCTAATAACTCAGCCTTAACTTTTCCGCTACATTTTACGCCGCGATCTTTTAGCCAGCCTTCAAAAGCTTTATTACCTTCAAGTGCATCGGGATAATCAGCAGCATCAATTCCACGCGCATAGCGTTGTTTAAACTGTGCAGGCTCAAGTATGCACATGTGCGCTGCCGATCCTTCCGTAAGCGCTGCCGATTCCTTACGTTCGCGACCAATGAACTCAGCGGGGCAGGTTGAAATAATCTCTGCTAATACTGATCCACTAGCCTGCGGAAATTCTTCCGAGTGGTAGCGTTCGTTTGAGAGTTCGGTGCTGGTGTATATGGTGGTGGTCATTATGCTGCACCCCCATCATGCCCAATAGCCAAAAGCTCTTGAATGCGGCCTTCAAGCTGAGTGATTTTTACGTGGTGATTGGCTCGCTCAGTTTTGATTTCTTCCTGCAATGCGGTAACCATTGCTTGGATTGCGTCACCGTCTGGCATGGTGAATGTGACTGTTGCTTTGCCGAAGCATGGATAGCCATCAGCAGACCAATCAAAATCGCCTAAAATTATTCTGCTTGAATGCTTGCACTGCATTACAAATTTATCAAGCTGCACAACCTCGCCAGCTTTTGGAATTGTACTCATAATCTCCACCTGTCAGTGATTTGTTTAAGGAGTCTTAAATATACACGCATTCACGCTTAATGCAACACCTTTGAGACAATTATTTTTTATTGCTTAACCTTTCAATCTCGCAAGCCATACCTAAGCACAAGTTTTGTAAATCCTCATAGTGTGTATCATGCCTATGCACAAAATCATTAATGCATGAAAAACTATAGTTTTCTGGAATTGTTATTCCTTCAATTGTTTCTGTTAATACTTCGCCATTTTCATTTATTGTTATCTCACCCATTAGAAACCTCACGCCCACTAAAAAACTGCTTACGATGAATAATATCAAACCCTTTTTCATTAACTCGGTGCGTGATCTTGCACGGCCTATTAAACATCGCTAAATGTCCTGCGAGTGTGATTGCAGGCGTAAAGTTATTAATCCCGCGCGACACCGCATAAGCTCGCGGCACATGCTCATTAAAAAACGCTACCCACTTGGCGCGCTTCCATGCTTCTTTCGCGGAAGGTTCGTAAATCTCTTTAGCAACAACCCCGCTTTCAAGCTGCCACTGGGCGACTATTTTCTTTTTGTCCTTGCTTAAGACAATGCTACCACTAACAACATTCTGCCAATCATCATCGGTATAGTGCTTATTAGTCAGGTTCGCATTAGGATCAACAAGCATGAAATCGCAGCGCCTACAGCTTCTAGCCACCTTGTCATTGGGCGTTGTACATTTAGGGCATATCTTTGGCGACCCCCAAAACGTACCGCATCGGCCATCAGGTTCAACAACAAACAGCGGCAACCCGGGAATAACTCGACCACGCGGATCAGGTGCCAATCTGCCAACTTGCTCAGGGCGCATATCCTTGCCAAGACAGCGGCGAGCATGTGGGCTATTCTGCGCACCGCATCGTTCGCGGCCACAGACAATAACGTCTGTACATTCTTTTTTGGCCTTAGCAGCTTGGGCAGTCTGTATGAATTGATCATCGAAAAACTCTCCCATTGCCTCGAATGTGCCAGCATAGTCCAGCACCATGCAATCATGCTTTACCATGCCAAGCTCATCCTGCCACTTTTCCAGCCAGCGAATGCCACGGCCTACCAGTTGCTCTAATAGCGTCCTGCTGCCAATCCTGCGCAGAATGACAATGGTGTCGAACATTGGCACGTTAACGCCTACTGTCCATGCGCCAATCTGGAAAACATATTTTATTTTCCCAGTGTTGCACATTTGCTTGATGACTTTGCGCTCGCTGGTTTTTGTTTTTTCGGTGACTACAGCATAACGTACTGGTTCGCTATCATTCTGCTCGGTGTACTCGCATAGATTGCCTTCAACCTCACGCAAAATTTCTATGCATTGGTCAATGTGTTTTTTCCCTGCGCAGGTAATCAGCACGCAATTGCGTGATTTAGCGATTTCTTTTACTTCATGCAGAATCGCATTGGTGACTGTTTTTTGCTTGGTGATGATTTTATTCTGAGCATCCATCAATTCTTTTGATAGATCATCGGTACCGTCTTGTCCGCTCGGCAGTATTGTTTCAAGGTCTTTGTATTCAGTATCACCTTGCCCAAACCCAAACAGTAAAGGCGTACAATAACCAATATCAATCGCCTCCCACATTGAGCAGGAATAGATTAGGTGCTTCCAGAATTTGCCAATAATGGGATCGGTGCCACGATACAATGAGCCGCCATAGCCAATAATGATTAGCTTAGGATTTCTGCGCTGCAACTCAGTGATGATTTGCATGTATTGGCAATCTGGCTCGTCGTAGTTGACTTGGTATGCCTCATCGATTAGCAGGATATCGAATTTAGTTGCTTCGATTATTTCGCCATGCTCGCCAACAGTCTCGCCAAACTGCGTATACAGCGACCTGAACACAGTGCCCTCAGTGCCGCATATAACAGGGTACTTTGTAGATTTAATGCCAAGCGATGCCGAATAAATGCTATTACGTGCGCTTATTTCCCACATTTTCTCAGCGTTTTGGTCGATTAAGTCGCCAGTTCGCGCAAGCACCAAGATCTTAAGTTGCTGAGTTCCGCGCTGCTCGGCTACCATTTGCGCCTGCTTAGCGACCATGGCAAGTAAAATAGTCTTGCCAAAACCAACAGACGCATATATGAATGCTGGCTCGGTTTTTACTGGGCCGCGAATATGCGCACATGCCGCCGCGTGCGCTTCCCATTGTTTATTTCTGGGGGTGATTGGGGCGTACCATTCTGGATTGATTGGGGCGCTGGAGTAGTGTTTTTTTGGGATCACTTAGCCACCCAATCCACCGCCCGCAAGTCTGGGCGCAACATTTCACGAGTAAAGCCAGCCGCTTTGACTTCTTTTATTTTACAAAAAGCAGTCGCAGCTTCTTGGCTGATTTGTTTTCGGTGCTTGTAATTTCTGATTGTTGAATTACAAATACCCGTTTTTTGCTCCAAGAATGTCGTCGAGAACGTCGAAAAAAATGAATCAGTCACTTTTATCAACGATGCAAGAACTTTACCGCTTGGGCGAGTAATTGCATTGGCGCGAACTAATTTTCTTGGCTCGGTTTTTTGAATTGTCTTCATGGGTTATTTCTTTTTGTGGCTAATGGTATGACTATGTTAGTTGTTGTTGAGACAGGTTTGCAACTTTTGTGTTTAAAACAAAAGCCGCTAACGGCGGCAAGTCGTGTCGTAGAGACAAAACCACAATATCACAGCAAAGGCCATGCGCTATCGAGACTAGAAGCTATATTGCATCATTACAATAAATCGCCTATAGATCGTTGCCTTTCATAGCTGGAGCGGTCAAGAATAACCGGCTGCTATTGCTGCGCCCGTTGTTTCGCCACGGTTTGCTATGCGCGCCTGCGGGGGCAGGGCTGAAATTAAACGTGCGCCACTATTGTTGGTGATTCAGTTGCGCGATTAATTCCGCGTTGCAACTGCTCTCGGTTAGTTTCAACTGAGTGGCCGTTATCAAAAATTTCGCCGTCGATGATTTGTATATCAACTTCTTGTTTTTGTTCTTGCTGCTCTTGAGCAGCCTGCTTTTGCTCACCACAAACAACAAATATTTTCACGGTGTTAGGAATCTGCTCAATAGCCGCATCGCTCGCATAGCCTTCATTGAGCACCAAAATATTACGGTGATACTGCGCGGCCAATGCTGCTGAAATAATATCAATTGCGCGGATGCGATCAATGCCAGTGATTCCTGACAAGCATATTTTGTGGATTTCTCGGTTCATTATTTTGGTTCCTTGGTTGGGTAAAGTTATTCAACTATACATGCATTCGCATATAACGCAACATCTTTGAGACAATTATTTTCTGTTATTTAACATGATGCAGAAATTAAGTGCTTCTACATAAGCAAGGTAATCATTTGTCAGTGCGTTTTGTGGTGGCTTTAGAACGTACCACTGCCCATCGCGCATTCTGATTCTTGGCTTCATTTATGCCACCTAATTATCAGACTTAACTCCCCATCCTGCCGCGCACAATACTGGCAGACTTGTAATGATCCTGGATTGCAGGTGCATTTCATTTGTGTCTCCTAGGTATAGACCAGTCAATAAAACCACCAATATACCACACGGCTTTTAATTTTTTCTTATGGCGTTTTTTAATGCTCATAATCAATCTCTCAACTTAGGGTTAATAAAAATATTCCCAGTGCTACTATCAAAAACAATGTAATTGCACTCTTGTAATGCTGGAATTGTTTTGTCCTTGATGAATTTTCGTAGGCTTTTCATATCAGCAAATGGCTTTGTGTTCTTTAGGCTGTCACTAAAATCTTTATAATCAATTACTGCACGCGGCTTCTTCTGGTCATTAAATATTGACTTCAACCTTTTTGCTGCAACTCTCAGCATAGGTAAATCGCCGTCGATGCCCTCGCTTTCTGCTGCCGAGTAAAAGCACCTGATTAATTGAATATGGATGGATGCGGCATGTTCTAGTGTTTCTCGCTGAATCTCAACCGAACGTGAGCCATTCCCAAACCATTCAAGACCAACGTGAAGCGTTGAAGCCAATTTACATATCTGCGCGTCTGCCTTGCCAAGCACCGAACGCATAAGTTCACTTGAAAATTTGCTACCATCTACCATTTGCTTATTTAGCCCAGTGATAATATCAAGCAGTAATTCATTAGCCGGACGGCTCATTGCTAGCGTTGTTTCACCCTGGGCAAGCACATTATCAACTAGCCTTTTGTAGTCGCCTTTAATGTTGAACGGTAGCTCTGTGTTTTTGCGTGGATCGCGCAAGTGCAGCATGTTTGGCTCGCATATCATGAGGAACCGCTCGCAAACCCCACGACTCCCTCCGCCATTGCGCCCCGCTGTTAATATTGCTCTTACGGTCGACTCTTGAGCCAATACAGCCACAGCACCATACAATCGCCCTCTATATCCTGGTCGACCTATACGCAATGAATTTTGAGACCCGCCATCAAAGCCTTTAAGTACCACCCCCAGGTTTGGGCTTTTCTTATCGCCATAGTTCGCACCAAATAAAACACTAACACCCTCAAGTTCATCTGAAATAATTGAAAATCTACCATGCTGATTGGCTGCGCATACCTCAAGTGCTTCAGGTGTTGTGTCTGTTACTGCATAGACATATGGGTTATATCTTTGTATTTTTTCCCTAGCCTCAATAATCCTTTCGGCGATATCTCTGCGCTCACCCATAGCTTTATTTTTACCGCTAAAGTCTTTTTCTAGCTGCTCAAGCTCAAACTTTGCGGTCATCAAAAAAGGTTCATTTTTTGTATTTTGTTCTTCAATAGCCAAAGAAATAGCATCGCAAAACTTATCATTAGTTGGCGACTTTCCAGATGATGGAGGCTGTGCCCCAACAACATATAGACCTGGATGCTTCCTAGTTCCATGGCGCATGTAGGCAAACTCTTTTATCAATGCCGCTGAAAAAACACCAAGGCCATGCAAAAAAGCTGTATTAAGTGGGAACTGCACAGAGCTAGCGATTGCCCGTGAAATATCAATAAGTGGGTTTTCGTATTTCCTTATAAGATTTATTTGCTCGTCGCCAATATCCTCATTTAAGTCTGCAGGATCGGCCCACCATTGGCGATCCTGCATTGCAAACCCATGCTTAAGCGCCAATATCGCAAGCGGTTTGCCAGTGACTAAATGCTCATCAATAACGTCCTGCGCTGCGCGATTTGGTGAGATTCTATATTCTGGATCGATGTCGGAATCTATATCAGCGATAATGCCAGGATCATCTTTTTCGTAATTCATCATAGTGCGGCCTTTTAAACGCCTGCTTGAGCAAGCTTAAATTGTATTTTTTTAATGCGCTCTTTTGCCAATTCGTAGCGTTTTCGATCCTCTGGCGACAACTCAATTCCTTTGCTTATATCTGACTCAGACATTGCAACAATGAGCTGTTCCGTCACAAGAATATTGCGAAGCCCCTTTTCTGTCTTAGTGGGCATAACGGTAATCGGCCTATCACTTTTTTCTGGATCCCCAAGCCCAAGGCTAACCCCCAATGATCTAACAGCCTGCGGGAATTCTACGCCTTCATAGGCCATAACAAACCCAATTGCGTTACCGCTAGCGCCGCACCCAAAACAGTAATAAAACTGCTTTTCATCATTAACACTAAATGAAGGCGATTTTTCATCGTGGAATGGGCATAAGGCCGACCAGTTTTTACCCGTCTTTTTAAGCGATACGCGCCCGCCAATCACATCAGAAATACTCGCCCGCGCAAGAACGTCATCTATATATGATTGTGAAATCAATTATCTAGCACCTGTAAAATTTCTTTAGCAGAAGGCATATCGTTTATTTTTTCCTTTGATTTTGGGTTATAGCATCCCATCAAAAGCGCGCCATCTTTTGTGCGAGTGTAAAAAGTTATACCGGGGAACTGCTCTCTGGTTATTTTATTGACATACATTGATATAGATGACCTTGGAATAATCTCATCCAATGCGTTGCGCAAATTACTTATATCAATCTCATTGCCAGTCTCGTAGGAATGTCGCATTTTTTCATAAATAATGAAGATTGATGTGAACGGTTTTTTGTATGGATTGTTCATTTTTTCACCTTTGTTTATATAACTTTTTAAACATTATCAAACAATTTAAAAAATAGCAATATTAGAAAAAATAAAAAGTTATGTTAGTGGCCGCTAGCATATGCCTATTTTTTAACCTACGTCTTTAAAAAACAGGTTCCATATGTGCAAAAATGTAGAATGAATAAGTAAAAAAGTGGAATAAATGTGGAATATGTCTGTATATGTATAAATGTATAGTAATAGTAGTAGTAGTAGTAGTTAAGTACCTAATATATATAGAGATTTTATTTTTTGTTTATATTTTCACTCGCCCGTATTTACCAATATGGAACACTTGGAACATATCATCCGTGTTTTTTGAAAATGTAGTATTTTTATAAAATTTACATGGGCATGGGTGCGTATAAATACTCACACACATGGGGATGATATGTTCCACTTGTTCCATTTTTAGATAAGCTTTTGATTTTATTGGTTAATTTATTTTTTTATAGTTCCATCTCAGTGCTATATTGTGTTCCATTGTGTTCTACGGTGTTCCAAATTGCCAAAACAACAACATCACGCTACAATTTCACCCACTGACAGCAAAGAGAATTTCATCATGGCAGCGCCTACAGGCAACAGATTCTGGGAAGCAAGAAGCTCACATGGCCGCAATCCTAAGTTCGCGAATGCCGATGACCTATGGCAGGCGTGCTGCGAATACTTTGCATGGGTTGAAGCTAATCCACTGATTGAAGCTAAGCCGTTCGCATTCCAAGGACAAAGCTGGATTGAGGATGTTCCGAAAATGCGCGCTATGACATTTGACGGGCTGCATATCTTTTTGGATATTACCGACCAGACATGGCATAACTACAAGGAGCGCGGAGAAGATTTTCTAGAAGTCATTAATCGTTCAGAGAAGATTATGCGCAACCAGAAGTTCACAGGAGCTGCTGCTGATCTTTTAAACCCTAACATCATAGCCAGAGACCTAGGGCTTGCAGATCGCCAGCAAGTGCAGCACAAGGTCACTGACGACGGCACCAATGAATGGTAAACCTTGCTTTATTCCGCAAGCACATTAAGGATAGATCGCCAGCTTTCGTTCCCATATTTGTTGACCAGTCTCGGTATCAAATTATTTGGGGCGGGGCTGGTAGCGGAAAGTCACACATCGTCGCTAGAAAAATCCTATATCGCCTTCTAAAAGAATCAAACGTAAAGCATAATTTTCTGGTAATTCGTAAAGTTGATCGCACTATCAAGCGCTCAGTGTTCACGCTTATTCGCAACATCATAAGCATTTGGGGCTTGGTTGATGAATTCACCATAAACCTGACAGACAAAACAATTATCTATAATCCAACTGGCTCGCAAATTATGTTTAGCGGCCTTGATGACGTTGAGAAATTGAAGTCTATTGAGGGTGTTACATCAATTTGGGCAGAAGAGGCCACAGAACTCAACCAGGAGGATTTTGAGCAGCTTGATTTACGTTTGCGTGGCAACCATGGATGCTTAAAACAAATCATCCTAACGCTTAACCCAATCAGCGAGCAGCACTGGATTAAGCGCATTTTCTTTGATGATCCGATTAACGGCGTATTTACACTAAAAACTACTTATCTCGACAATTCATTTATCGATGATGAATACAAGATGGTTATGGAAAACAAAAAGAAAACTAATCCTCGGTACTATAATATTTATGCGCTTGGCAATTGGGGTACAGCAGAAGGGTTAGTGTTTAGCCGCGTTACTCATCGCTTAATTCGGCATGATGAAATATTTGGATTGCAGGTTATTCAAGGACTTGATTTCGGGTATACAAATCACCCAAGCGCATTTCACCAATCATATATCGACGATAAAAATAAGATAATTTATGTTTACGATGGATTTTATGAGAAGGGGATGAGCAACCTTGAAATATCAGAAAAAATAAAAGAGTTGCTCGCCCATAAAGTCACAACTATTGCCGATAGTGCTGAACCGAAGTCTATTGATTACATTAAGGGCAAAGGCGTTGCTATAACTGGGGCCATGAAGGGCAAAGATTCTGTTAATGCTGGCGTTGATTATCTGCTTGAATTTGAGATTGTCGTAAATTCTCATTTGGTGGAGTTTATGACAGAGTTTAACAATTATGCATGGGCGATTGACAAAGACGGAAAGACAACAAACAAGCCTTGCGATGACTTCAACCACTTCATAGATGCGCTACGTTATTCTGTTGAGCCGTACATAAGGCTGTCAACCGTAGGCGTTTACGCAAAATCACGCCACCGCTAGCACATGCCTACAAAACGCGCTAAACTTGCGTGAAAACATTGGGGTTAATCCATGACCGAAGCCATATCACAAGATCAGCGCAACGCCATAGAACAAAAAATGATGGCTCTTAATGCGCTGACTCGCAGTATTTCAACCATGTTTCCTGGATACTTTGGCGGAGATACTAAGCACCCCAACTTCTATGCGGATTATGGTTATCCTGCTGCGCTGTCATTCGATAACTATCACCAAGCATGGGAGCGCAACGGACTAGCTAAGGCCGGCATTGAGCGCCCAATCGAAACATGCTGGCAAGAATTCCCGCGGTTGGTTGAGTTCGAGGATACCCATGATAAAACGCCGCTTGAGAAAGAGATCGCAAAAGCGTTTGAAGGTTTGCAATTTTGGTCGAATATATCCGAAGCCGACAAATACAGTCGTGTTGGTGAGTATTCTGGCGTTATTTTCAGGTTCCGCGATGGCAAGTCATTCGATCAGCCTGTAGAAACTGTTAGCGGCGGTATTGATGGCCTTGCTGAAGTTATCCCCGCATGGCAAGGACAGCTTACCGCAGATGCTTTCTATCAAGACCAAAGCCAAGAAAACTATGGCCAAGTGTCAATGTACACGTTCAACGAGTCGGCCGTAAAAACTGCCAATGGTAAAACACAAGTGCGCCAAATGCAGGTTCACCCAGACCGAGTTCATATTTGGTCGCGCAACAGTACTATTTGGGGAACCCCAGCGCTAAAAGCTGGCTGGAATGACTTACTGACCTGCCAAAAAATTATCGGAGCAGGCGGCGAAGGATTCTGGAAAATAGCGAAAGCTGCTCCAATGCTTGAAATTGAGAAAGAGGCAAACCTAAATCAGTTAGCTACAATGCTTGGCACAACGCTTGCTAACTTGCCTGACAAGCTTGATGAGATTATTGGCGACTACCAAAAAGGTTTTGATAAGATGTTGATGCTACAAGGCATGAAGGCAAACGTGCAAAGTATCACCATGCCAGATCCTAAAGAATTCATGAATAACGCGCTTATGTCTTATGCCGCGTCGTTATCAATTCCGCTTAAAATCCTTGTCGGTTCGCAAACAGGCGAGCGCGCATCGACCGAGGATGCCAAAGAGTGGAACAAAACATGCAATAGCCGCCGCACTAATTTCATTCGCCCAAACATCATGCGCATTGTCGCACGATTGGTTAAATACAAAATACTGCCTGAAAAAGACTGGTATTTATTATGGGGCGATTTAACCGAGTCAACTACCGCAGAAAAAATCGGCCTAGCTAAAACTATGGCTGATATACAAAAAGTTTATGAAGGCTCCGGGCAGCAGGTATTCACGCCCGATGAGGTTCGCGAAACTGCAGGATGGGCACAAGCAATTGCAGAGCCTACAATTCCCACAAGGGCAACACAAACCAGTAATTCATCTGATTAAACGAGGATTTAAAACATGGCAGCAATCACATCAACATCAATGACCGGACAAGGCGCACGTACTGTAACCCGTACAACTTTAGGCGCTTCTGATACTTTTACTTACAACGCTTCACGCAGTCCGGTGCTTATTCTGGACAATGTGACTGCAGGCGCATTAACTCCAAACATCGACGGCGCAGATGGTACTACTGTTCCTGTTGCGGGCCTTGGTAATGTAAGCGTTGCTGCAGGTCTGACATTGGCATCTATTGGCGCGGGTGCTTGCGTTGCGATTCCATTGCTCACTGTCGAGAAGTATTTACAAGGCGTTATTACCGTAACAGGTGGTAGTGGTATCAAGGCTACTTTGCTGGAATTTTAATGCCTAACCAGCCCATAGTCCCACGCAGTATAACTAATCCAGTTGGTGGCAAAGAGCGCATCGCAAAAACCGTAAAGGCGATTGACGATGCGCTCTTGTCTATTGAGGATTGGCTTGTCTCGCGCTTTAACGATATTCCGGTTAAAGAGGTTGTCGTTAATTCGCTGTTTGTCAATAAGTACCGCTATGAGTACCAAATAAGCATTCCAGACCTTGAGCAGCTTGTTAATGAGATGCTTATACAGCTTGGCATTATTCCCGATGAATATGTTATTAAGCAGGTTACTGATGCTTATGAGGCTGGCACTGGGTTAGCGGTTACTAACTTGGCGAATATTTCACAGGACTACACTCGCAACATCACATCTATTCTGTTAAGCGAGCCATATCAGCGTCGTGTAGCCCTTGTTGGTGCTCGTGTGTTTGAGAATATGAAAGGCTTCGAGGGTGATCTTGGCGTACAGCTTGGGCGCATTCTACGTGGTGCAGTGCAAGATGGTCTTAATCCGCGTGACGTTGTTGGTGAGATAAAAAACCGTTTCGATATTTCTGCTCGCAGGGCTGCAACAATTGCGCAGACTGAAATATCAGGAGCACTTCGCCGTGGTCGATGGGATGAAGCACAGGACGCACAGGAAAAGCTTGGTATTAAGTTAAAACTGCTGTGGATTAGCGCGCTAAAACCGACTACTAGGTTATGGCACGCTCAAAGACATAGTTTGCTGTATACGGTGCAAGAGGTACGGGAGTTTTATGCGCAATCGGCAAACTCGATAAATTGCTACTGCACACAAGTTGAAACGCTTGTTGACGACAAAGGAAAAGCGCTCACCCCCAAGCTTATTGATCGGCTTGAGGGGCAGAAGTTGAAGTATTTTGGGAAAAGTGAGTAACTACTAACATAAAATGTAGAAAGTTAGTAAGTACACACTAACAAAATGCTTGCAAGCTATTTAGTTACGCTCTACCATTACCACAAATCGAATAATCACGGTGCCTATATGCCTTTTTCAGTACCGAATGCACAGCCTTTAAGCGGTAGAGTTCGCGTAAATATTCGCACAGCGATTAATTCGGCATCTATTCGCCGCGAAAAGCGTAATGGCCGCGATATGATTATAGTCCCGTCGGCAACATTGCCAGACAACGTGATTATGAACAATATCATGTATCCCGCCGACGAAATCGCAAAATCCTATCAAACCCTTGAGCGCACATTTGCCCCGCTTGGTCATCCAATGGTAGGCAATAACTATGTGAGCGCTCGCGAGCCAGAAGCCATTAATGGCTATCATGTTGGCGCATGGAATGAGAATGTTCGCCGTGAAAATGGCCGCGTATTTCTTGACAAAGTAATTGATACCGAAGTCGCCATGCGTACCGAACAAGGCAAGGCCCTTATCGACGCAATCAACACAGGCAAACCAATTCATACTAGCACTGGCGTTTTTCTTAATGTGAAAGATTCCGGCGTTTCTGATTATGGATATGTTGCCGAAGACTTATATTTCGACCATGACGCTATCTTGCTAGATGAAGAAGGCGCTGCCACACCGTCGCAAGGTGTCGGAATGATGGTCAATAAAAACGGCGAACAAATGCACGCTATTGTAAATGGCAAGCAAGTTACCGCGATTAATTCAATGCTCGATTGCTACGATGATTCTGTCGAGTGGGCGGCTAAGAACTTATTTGATGCAATCGAAAGTCGTGATCGTGCAGGTCGCGCCCAAGGTTTCATTGACAAACTTATGACTATGCTCGGTTTCACTGATTCTGAGGATAGTTCAAAGCAACAGGCCAGCGGCCTAAACAACAACGGCAAAGAGGAAACTTCCATGCCTATTTCTGATGAACAATTCAAAGCATTGTCGGATAAGGTCGATGCCCTTACTGCCAACGCCGAGAATATCGCCAAAGACATGGCGGCCAATGTTGAAAAAGCTATTGCGCCGCTGACTGAAGCATTAACCCAATTGCAAGCTAATGCTAAAAAAGCAGAAGAAACCGAGCGCACCGATTTGGTTGCGAAGGTTGTTGCTAACAAGCTGCTTGATGAAGAAACCGCAAAAGGCTTAGCGATTAACGCATTGCGCCAATTGGCCGCAAAGGTTGTCGTTAATTCGGCGGCTCCACTTATTGCTGGTAGCTATCAACCAAACAGTCAAGATGACCAATGGAAAGATTACGATCTGACCGTTAAAGAGGATAAATAATCATGGCTTCTACCGCAAACAAAGTTTATCGCGGCTCGAATGAGCAAAAAAAGACAATCAGCAATTTGAAAACCGCTGGCGCTTATTTACCAGGTACTTTTGCTTCATTGTCTGCAACCACTTTAACCCAAGCAACTACTGCGGCTCAGCGCGTAGTGTTGTTGGCTAACCGCGAATTTGGCGGCCAGTCAATTGATACAGCTTACGCTTCTGGCGATACCGCAGTAGCTTATGAGTTGGTTCCTTGTGAGGCTTATGTGGCGCGTTTTGCTGCTGCTACTTACACCTATGGCCAAGAGCTTACCGTAAGCACTGCTGGACGCTTAGCTGCTGCCGCATCTACAAACGTGGTTATTGGCTTCTACACTGGCTCCGGCGTTGCTTTATCGGCGGGTGATCTTGACGAGTTTGTCGTCGCTAATGCCTACATCAAACCATAAGGGGGCCACCATGCCATTTATGATTAATCGCGCATCACAAGCGCAAAAAGACATGATACTAAATGCTCGTCGCCAACATGAAGCTGAACACGCACGTATGCAGTCGCAATTTGGCACTAACTTGCTGGTTGGTAATGCCACCGCTTTGCCTAAAGATGTATGGGGTGAGTGGGATAAAGACGGTATTATGATTCAGCGTGACGTTCTTGCTGTTTACAATGACTTGGTTAGCGTTTCTCGCTCTATGCCATTGGGCAAGCTGTTGCACTACTTCCAACGTGTGAGCGATAACTCTGAGGTTAATATCAGCCTCGACGGTCGCAGCAAAGCGCGCAACGATCAGCCTGAGTTCGACTATGTTGGTACTCCATTGCCAATAGTAGACTCTAATTTTGGTTTTGGCTGGAGACAAATGTTAGCAGCTCAAACCGAAGGTGTTTCTTTAGATTCTGGCGCTCGCATTAACGCGACTCGCAAAGTTGCCGAGAAGCTTGAAGACATCGTGTTGAACGGTGACTCATCTGTCGTTGTTGACGGTGCTCAGTTATATGGCTTGCGAAACCATCCTAAGCGTATCACTCGCTCAACTGGTTCAACATTAGCAAGCACCACTGGCGCAAACTGGGTTACTGAGATTGTTGCGTGTGTGAAGGCTTTACAAGGTAAAAACTTCTATCAGCCTCCTACCATTTATCTCAACTATGGCGACTGGTACTACGCAACTACTACCGAATACACCGCTGGCTATCCTAAAAAGATTATTGATGTTGTCCGCGAATGTGGCATTGCCAATATCGTTCCAGCTTCAAAAGTTCCAGCGAATAACATTCTCGCAGTAGTTAAATCGCAAGAGTTTATTCAATTGTTAAACGGTATGCCATTGATGACTCGCGCACAAGCTCGCCACAATCCAGAAGACGATTACAACTTCGTGGTTATGGCAGCTTCTGCACTTGAAATCAAATACGATGTTAACGATCAGTGCGGTGTTGTGCATTCGTCTTAATATCCATTGCCAAGGACGGCAATCACATTGACAGAGATATTTATTATGGCTATCAAAGTAAAAGTTAAACAGCCCGGCGCTTACTTAACGGTGAATGGCGAATCGCAAGAAATCGAAGTTGGCAAAGTGCTTGAGTTCGATGGCGATGAATTGCCTAGTTTTTTAGTTGGTAAGGCTGAAATTGTTGGCGATACCGATGGTAAAGAATTGGTGGTTACTGATGAGTTGTTGGCTGCGGCTTCTGAGGAAAATAAAGTGTTGGCTGCTAAGGTTGACTCTTTGACTGCAGAACTTGAAAAAGTAAATGCTGACTTGGCGGCGGCTTCTGAAAAAGAAACCGTAGATGCTGCGCGCATTACCGAACTTGAAACAGAAAATGCAGAGCTTAAAGCTCGCAAAGCTGGCCGCTAATACATGGCCGCCGTCATTACAGTAGCAGACGTTAAAAACGGATTCGATACCACAGTCGCAGAAGATGAAATTCAAATGCTGATTGATGTTGTCGATGTTGCTGATGTATGTCTTGACGGTGCGTCTGTACCAGAAGTAAAGCAGCGCGCTTTAAAAATTTATGCCGTTCGCCATATGATTGCCATGCAGGCAAATTCTGGCAAGGGCACAGTAACAAGCGAGCACGCCCCAAGTGGAGCAAGCCGTAGTTATTCATCGTGGAAAGGCGTTGGTGTTAATGCTACACCATACGGAAATTTGCTAAAGCAGTTAGATACAAGTGGATGTATTGTTGCGTTGCTTGAAAACACTCAGCAAATGGCGTTTATGTC